CGATCTGGTCAAACTACCGCGTTCATTCGCTACTTGTGGGGTAAAAACAGGGTGGAATAATGGAACATAGCAATTTATCGGAAATTTTGAGCGGGGGCCGGGAAATCGAGTTGTTCGGTCTGGCCGATTTCCAATCGGATCGCTCGCCCGGGGTATTTACTCCTGGGCAGGTGCTTTTGGCTATTGATGTTCGATTTTTGGACGCCCGAAAATGCCGGAGGTGGGTGTTGGAGCAATTGCACAAAGGGGGGCCGGCTTGCCCGATCTGTCATCAGTCGGCGTTTAATGCTGATAACCGGAATCGATTCTGGAGCGGGTTGCGGCTCAAATGCCCATCGTGCGGGGCCTGGTTCTCGGCAACGTCGAAAACCTTCGTCGATGGCTTTTCTGTATCCAAAAAGAGCGAGGAAACTGACCCAAATGAAAAATTTGCACACATCTTTTTAATGGCACTGCTGCTGGCGGCCGGCGTGTCAAATGACAAAATAGCCGCGGCTTTACAGTGCACACCTGAAAAAATTCGGCTTTGGCGGAACAAATTTAAATATGTCAATGAATTATCATGGGTGAACAGCGATGATGAATCCGTTTAATTTACCCGAATTGGCGATCCAGGCCTTACAGGAGGATGCGGATCTGATCGGCGGCCCGGCAACCGTTCTGGATTGGCTTGTGATCATAGGGATCGGTTTTATTGTCTGGCGGTGTTGTCAGGCCGTCAGAAAAGACCGAAAAAGGGCGATCCGGATCCGGCGCCGGCAGCTTAAACATTTTGCCGAATTGATGAGGCTATGATTTCAAGGCAGCGCATAGACGAGGTCCTGGCTGTCTGCGATCCGGAGGAGGCGGTCCGCATCCGGATATTGGATCAGGATGTTTCTTTCACCCTCAAGGCGGTCAAGAATCAATATTCCACCGCCAATATAAAGGCGTGGAAGGCCGCCGAAAAAGAGCTGTCGGATTTCCTGGATCAGGTCTTTTCCGATCATTCGGACAGCGACGCCGCCGGCGGCGAATCCAACCTATCTTTTCCAAACATCGCCAAGGTCCGGTCATACCTCCATTCAAACGGCTGGAAAGTGAGCCAAAGCGCCATCTATAAGCACGCCGGCATGAACCTGATCCGGCCGGATAAGGATGGCCGGTTTCAATTGGATCAGGTCCTTGCCTACGCCGAGCAAAACCTGAAACGGCGCGATGGCTCCACAACTGCGGACGATGAAGACCAAAAGCGGAAACGCCAGGCCGATATCCGCAAGGCCGAGGCACAGGCCAAACACTGGGAGCTCAAAACCAAGATCGACGCCGGCCTATATGTCCCCCGGGATCTATTTGAAAAAGAACTCGGCGCCCGCGCCTTGATCTTTAAAGCCGATCTTCATACCCTGGCCAGGACCCGGTCCATGGAGATCATCGATTTTGTGGCCGGAAATCCGGATCTCGCCCCGGATCTGATCCAGTTTTTGATTGATCGATTCGATTCTCTTCTCGATCGATATTCCAGGGACCCGGATCCAAAAACATTGGATGAAGTTTGATGGTTAAAATCGAATTCACCGAACCTGAAAAACAGGTTTTCCGGAAACGTCCGCCGCTGAAAATCAGCGAGTGGGCGGAAAAATACCGGATTGTCACCCGGGGACCCAGCAAAGGCCCCTGGTCGAATTCGTTTGCTCCGTACCTGGTCCAGCCGATGGACACATTCGCCGACCCTTGGGTGCAAAAAATTGTTCTCCGGTTCGCCCCCCAGACCGGAAAAACCCAGATCGCGCTCAACTGTTTGATGTATCTCATCGATTACGATCCGGAGTCCGCCCTCTACGTCATGCCGGATGAAAAAGTGGCCAAAAGGATCAGCCGCCGCCAGATCCTTCCTGCCTTGAAACAAAGCCCCCAGATCGCCGGCCTCCTGAGCCCACGATCGGACCACACCACGACGCTCTCGGTCCAGTTCCAAAACGGGATGGACTTGACCCTTGCCTGGGCCACCTCCGCTGCCGAGCTCGCCACGGAATCGTACCGGTACGTCTTTTTCGACGAAACCGCCAAATACCCTGCCGCGGCCGGCCGGGACGGCGACCCGCTTTACCTTGGCGAGGTACGGACCACCGCTTTTCCCGATACCCGGAAAATCATGTACTTTTCCACCCCGAACGAGGAAAACGACGCCCTCATGCGCGCCGAGTCCGAATGCGACGAAAACTGGGTCTATCACGCCAAGTGCCCCTATTGCGGGACCTATCAGGAGATGATTTTCGACCAGATCGTCTGGCCAAAGGATATGCATTACAAGACCATCCGCCGCAAACGGCTCGCCCGTTACCAGTGCGGAAACTGTCCGATGGATTGGGATGATAGGGCGCGGAACCGTGCGGTTTCCGCCGGAAAGTGGGTCTCCCAAAACCCGGTCGACCGGCCGCTTTCGGTCGGTTTCCACCTTCCCTCCTGGTATTCGCCTATGGTCAGCCTGTCCGCGCCGGCAACCGATTTTATGCAGGGCCATTCTGATCCGGCAAAACTCAAAATGTTTATCACCCAGCACAAGGCCGAACCATGGAAACAGATCGTTGTCAAATCGACCGAGGCACGGGTTCTAAACGCCCGCTGCGAGCTTTTGCCTCAAACCGTACCGGCCGAGGCGATCGCGCTTTCCGCCGGCATCGACATGCAAAAACTCGGGTTCTGGTTTACGGTCCGGGCCTGGGCCAAGGATTTTACATCCTGGCTGATCCACTACGGATTTTTGCCGAGCTGGGAGGACCTCGATAATCTCCTGTTTAATACCGTTTATCCCCAGCCCGCCGCCGGCCGGGACCTTCGGATTTGGCGCGCCGGGTTCGACACCGGAGGCGGGAAAAAATACGAGGAGATGTCCATGACCGAGGAGGCTTACTGGTGGATCCGCCAAAACGGCGCCGGCCGGGGCTGCCGGGTGTACGCCACAAAGGGCTCCAGCCGTCCGCTCGCCGGCAAGGTCCATGCCGGAAAACCGCTCGATAAGACCCCGTCAGGCAAACCGCTCCCCGGAGGCCTCCAGATCGTCAACCTCGACACCGACAAGCTTAAGGACATGGTTTATTACCGCCTGTCCCAGGCCTCCGCTCACGGCGCCTATGCAGCCTATCTGCACGCCGCAACCAAAACCGACTACGCCATGCAGATCCTCGCCGAGGAAAAACAGCGGGACAGCAAAAATGTCGAAACATGGGTCCAGCTTAGGCGGGACAATCATCTTCTCGACTGCGAGTGCCTCTGCCAGATCGTGGTCGATCCGGAATGGCCCGGCGGCGGCCTGAACCTGATCCGGAGCCAAAAGCCGGAAAATGTGGTTTCAGAAAAGAAAAATCAGGCAAACACATCGACATGGCTCAACAACTCCGAACGGCGATTTGACCGTCCGAACTGGCTGGACCGAAGGTAATCAATGCAGATAGCGGTAAAAAACGACAGTTTGCTTCACGGAGTGGATTCAATCGCGGACTGGTGCGGAATCTCAAAGGAATTTTTCTATATTCTGGTCAAAAAATACAAACTGCCGGCCACCAAAATCGAGGGGAAATGGATCGCACACAAAAAAAACCTGGACGATTATTTCCAGGTGGTGACCCGGCATCCGGCAAGGGATGTGGAGGAGGAATAGATGAAAGTGCTTTCTGTTAGACCGCCCTGGTCGACTCTGATTGTGGCCGGAATTAAACCGGTAGAAAATAGAAGCTGGTCTTCTTTATATAGAGGTAAGCTATTAATCCATTCTTCTCAAAAATGGGACTATTCCGGGGCTGAATGGATATGTGAGAAATTTCCTTATTTAAGAGGATTTATAGCTCATAGCAGACACTTGAAGGGGTATATCATCGGATCTGTTGAGATGATAGCTTGTGTCAAAAGTTATCCTTCGGAGTGGTTTTTTGGTCCGTATGGCCTCATCTTTCGTAACCCTATTGAATTCGATAGAGAAAAAGCAATTCCCTTAAAAGGTCAATTAGGTATTTTCGAACAGGAGTTGGGACAAATGGAAAAGGAAATATGCTTTCAAAAAACCATTGAGGTAAAACCATGCTGAATATATCGAAAGGCAACATGTATGGAATGGTGTCGCACACCTGGAATCCGGTAAAAGGAGCGTGTCCTCATGCATGCCGGTATTGTTATATGACCAGATACGGCACTCCGCAAAAACTTCCCCGATTGGTCGAATCCGAATTTCATGACGACCTTGGCATCGGTAACATTATTTTCGTCGGATCGAGCTGTGATCTGTTTGCAGAAGCGTTTCCTGTGGAATGGCTCGATAAAACCTTGGAGCACTGTTCAAAATTCGATTGTAACCGCTATCTTTTCCAGACAAAAAATCCTTCGGGTTTTCAAAGATTGAATTACTCAAACCTTCCAACCGATTTTATTTTAGCCACAACCATCGAAACCAACCGTAGATATGTGGAAATGGGTCTTTCTCCTTCAATTGATAGTCGGGTTTGGCACCTGATACAGGCCAAAAAAAGACTCGGGTGTCGGACAATGATCACCATAGAGCCTGTTATGGATTTTGATTTGGATATGATGATTGACATCATCAATGAATGCTGCCCGGCCTTGTTGCACATTGGGGCGAATACACACCCCAAAGTAAAAGTGTCAGAGCCGGATTCTGAAAAACTGACAATGTTTATCGCGGCGGCCGAAAAGATGACAGAAGTACACATTAAGCCGAACCTAAAAAGGCTTGTCGACTGAAAAGGGATAAGAAGAACAATAAGGAGACCAAATGACCAGCTTCGAAGAAATAGCGGAAAGCATCGGAAGGACCGTATCCCAAAAAAACGAGGCATATGGAGATGCGTTTGCCAAATCGGGTGATTTTTTGCGGCTTTGCTACCCGAACGGGATCGATCCGGATCAATACGACGATGCGCTTTTGATCGTCCGGATCTTTGATAAGCAAATGCGGATCGCAAACGCTAAAAAGGCCTTTGGCGAAAATCCGTATGCCGACATAGCCGGATACGGCATTTGCGGGGTTGAAAAAGACATGCGGCCGCAAACCTCCGGAGACGCCGATGCCGACATTTGAATTCATATGCGAAGTCTGCGGCCGGTTTAAAAAGACCTGGCGCAAAGACGATCCGCCGCGTTTTTGCTCAAACGCCTGCAAAATAGAAGGCGCCCGCGGCGAATCCCACAAAACCAAATGGAAGATCACCGATGAGATGCACGCCCGGATCGAAAAGGTTTACAAGACCGATTCCGGAAACGGTCAGGTCGCAGCGCTGGCAAAGGCGCTAAAGCTTCCCCGGTGGAAAATCACCCGGTACGCCCAGGGCAATGGGTGGGTCCCAAGGGGCAAAAAGTCGCCGCCGTGGACCGAGGAAGAGGAGCTTTGTCTCCAGCGGCTTGCCCGGTATTCGCCGGGGGTCATCCAGCGCAAGATGAAAGAGCGCGGGTATGACCGCACCATTAACGCGATCGTGCTCAAGCTCAACCGCACCTCCGCCCGGCAGAACATCGAGGGGCACAGCTCAAGGGACGTGGCAAGGTGCCTTGGGGTGGACGATCATTTCGTCGCCCGGGCGATCCGGACGGGAAAACTCCGCGCCACCCGCCGCGGCACCGACCGTAGCGAGCGCCAGGGGGGCGATCAGTGGTACATCCTTAACGGCGCGATCCGGGAGTACATCGTGGAAAATATAAACGAGATCGACATCAGGAAGGTGGATAAGCACTGGTTTGTCGATCTTTTGGCAGGCGGTGTTTAATCAACGCACGGGGCGAATAATCATTCGCCCGTACACCTAAAAAAAAGGGGGAAAACATGGGGGTGGAAAATCGATTGATCGAGGTGGTAAATTTGGAGATGAATCCGTTTAACCCGAGAACCAAGTACGAGGGGCGCAAGTTCGACGAGCTGGTCGCCTCGGTGCGTCAGCATGGCGTTCTTCAGCCGATCATGGTCCGGCCGCTTAACGGCGACGGAAAATTTCAGATCATTTTCGGACACCGCCGGTACATGGCGGCCAAGGCAGCCGATCGGGAGCACGTTCCGGCCATGATCCGGACCGATCTTTCCGAGGATGACGTGTTCGACCTGATGACCATCGAAAATCTCCAGCGCGAGGACCTGGGCGAGCTCGAAGAGGCGAAAAGCTTCAAGGCCTATATCGACCGAAAAGGCAAAGGCGCGGTCGAATATTTGGCCGAGCGGACCGGCATCCATCCAGGTTATATCCGCCGGCGCGTGGCCGTGCTCGAGCTTCCGGAAAATATCCTCGAAAAATGGGGAAACGGCGAGCTTGTGTACGGCCACCTGGAGCAGATGATCCGGGTCCGGGATAAAAAAGAGTTTAAAGACGTGGCAAACTGGCTCACCGATTTCAGCCGATACAACCGGTCTGTTTCGGTCAAAGACCTAAAACGCCATATCGATGACCTAGCGCCAAGCCTCGGCCAGGCGCTTTTCGATATTACGGCCGCCGGGTGCGTGAAATGCGGCCACAACAGCGACGTGCAGCGTCAGCTATTCGATGTCGATAACCATAAGACAGTATGCCACAAGCCCGCCTGTTTCAAACAAAAAACGAACAACTGGCTGTCGATCCCGGAAAACTGGAAGAATTCGGTTTTCCATAAAAAATACCATACCAACGGGTTCCTGTTTTATGACGGAACGTTTCATAACGGCCGGCATCACAATCTCGACTACGAAGACAAAAAAACCGTCGGCGAGGCCTACAAGAAAAAGTGCAAATCGTGTGAAAATTATGTGACCGTCATCACCCTTTCCGGGTCCGTTTCGGTAAAAGATGAGGACAATCATGTGTATTCAAAGCGGGCGTGCTTCAAAGGGGATTCGGGAGCATGTTTCAAGAGCCTGGTCATTGCCGCCGCAAAAGAAAAACAGCAAAAACAATCCGGAGCGTCTGCCGGCGATCCTGCCGGAGCTCCCGAACCCGGCGAAACGCCGGCCGCCCCCCGGGTGACCTGGCACGGAGACTATTTCCGCGAACGGTTTTATGAAAAGGCGCTTCCGGACCGGATCGCGGCGCTGGATCCGGCATTCCTGCAGGTCCGCCGGCTCACCTTGTTTTCGATCATCATATCAAATAGTACATCTTATCAGCTCAATCTTAAAGGATGGTTTGGGGACCTGGTCGGTTATGTCCGGGAGGATGAATGGTCGCACATGACCGATCATGAGCTGCTCGAGCACATCAAAACCCTCGACGCCGGCCGCGTCGATGAGCTCCTCAGAGAGGCCTCGATCCAGGTCCTCATGAAGGGATCCACTTCCCAGGCAAGACACCTTGCAGCCCAATATTTCGGCATCGACCTTGCCGCCGAATGGTCCCCGGATGAGGAATTTTATGCCAAAAAGACTAAGGATGAGCTTCTCCAGTACGGCTGGAAAACCGGCGTGTTCGATGAACCGGCGGCAAAATCCTTCCTGGAAAAAGAGATCGGCCAAAAGGAATACAAGCATTGCAAAAAATCGGACTTGGTGCGGATCTTTACCGAGTCCGGCGTTAACCTGGCCGGCCGGGTCCCCGCCGAGGTGTTAAACATAAAGGAACCTGGAGGTGCGGAATGACTAGAAATGTGTTGTTAATAGAGGTCTTGCTCGGGGCGATCCAACGGGAAAAAGAGCGCATCGACCGCGCTAATGCCGAAATCGCAAAGCTGCGGGAAGAGCTGATCGACGCCGGATATGTTTTTGAGTCCGAAGTCGATCAGGTCGGCCCTATGCCGGATCTGTGAGGGGCAATGGAAAGTTATCGTTTTGGACGTTTTATGATCGAATATGATCCTGATGAAGATTTGCCGGTTACGTTATATGACGATTCCGATGAAATGATCGATTGGTGGGATGATCTTTTCGAGGCTCGAATGGATATAGATTATTCCCCGGTCGGAGAAGAGATCACATTGGAGCAGTGGCAGGGGCTATGGGACTGGATAGAAAAAGTCGCCTGGTCCGGCCTCGATCTGGTCGGCCGGGCACCGGATGAGGTTTCGAGCGTTAAACAATGAATAATGAATTCACTACCAAAGATTTGGAAACAATTTTTCCAGGATTGTCCCCGAACCTGATTCACTATTGGTGTGAATCAGGTTTAATAAACACAAAAAGAAACGCCGGCCGGGGTGGAAAACGAACGTTTGATATACCTAATGCCATTAAAGCCGGTCTCCATTTTGAATTGATGAATCTAATCGGTTCTAAAAAAAAGCGATCTGAAATAATCGGCCGAATAAATGAAGGCCATTATCGAGGTTTCTTATGTTTCGTTGAAAATGAAGTAGAGTTGAGGATCGATGTCAAACGAATTTTTGAAATGGTCACTCAATTCCAATCAGGTTAGATAAGGATAAATAATGCTAAACAGCTCATCGAATTTGTTTAAACTAAGTCAAATTGCGAAACTATTGGATATACGCTTGAGTACTTTGCAATACTGGTTGAATCATGAATATTTTATGCCGGCCAGGCGATATAAATCTGGAAAAGGCGTGGCGCAGCTTTGCGACAAGAACAACATATGGGAAATTTTTTTAATTAAAGAACTAAACAGCCTCGGGATTTTACATGAAAAAATAAGAAGATTTAAACTGCATAGAACGCCTATAACTGCGACTGAAATATCATTTACAGAAGGTCCTATTAAAACGATTATTAACATTGGCCAAATTACTCGTAAATACAAGCTAATGGATATTTGAAATGGAAAAAAGAATATTTGTTGATGGCTTTGTCTGTTTATGTGGGAAAATTTGGCCTGTGATGGGGCCGTTTTATCCTTTGCCAGCACCAAATCCCTGCCCACTTTGCGGGACGTACCAGAAAGATATGTCACATGAGGCTATTATTAAAATCATGTGGCAAACGGGCCGTTTTTTTAAAACTGAGCATGTTCGATACGAAAGAAATCCTAACCAGCGTCTAAACATGGACGGCGCAAAAAGCCGCGCCGCCCCATTTTGACCGTTACCTGGGAGGAAACAGTATGATATTGTAACCATCTGCGGCATCGGACCCGATGTGTCGATGCCGCGCAACCACCCAAACCGCACCCCCAAAAAACCCCTAAAAAAACCAATGTCAAGAAAATTCTCTGTCTGTAGATAGCCGGAATTCGTCTTTATAAGGCCGTTTGGCGTCTATATTCGTCTTTTCCCGATTTTGCCAAAAAACCACATGATATAGTTGCGACCAAAATATCAAGCCGCAATTTGCAGGCAAACGGTCAACCGATCGGAGTCATTATGAGGCAATCATGGCAAGTTTAACCGCAGCGCAGCGAACCACCCTCGAATCCGCAAAAGACACGCTCATCACGGCGCTTTCGACCTACGTCGATGGCGAGCCGTTCGTGGTCACCTACACCGTGGCCGGCCGCACCAAGACCGTCCACGATCCGAACGTCGCATTTGGGATCATCGACAACATCGACCGGCTCCTCGACGCGGATAATTCCCATTCCCGCACCTGGAAACTCTACGGCCGCCACATGAGGTACCCGCGCACATGAAAAAACATCCCCCCGCACCCACCCGTCTTGATTCGATCATCCGGCAGATCTCGCCGTCCTGGGCCTTCCGACGCGCGCGCGCCCGGATCCAGCATGATTTGATATCCGACTTTAAACCCGCAACGCGCAGGACCTTTGAGGCGGTCTCAAAAAACCGGACCCGGTATGATTTCAAATCGACTTCCGCCTCAGCCGACTCCGCCATCGCCGGCGACCAGGCCGCCCTCCGCGAGCATGTCCGCCAGCTCGAGTACGACAACGGCCAAGTGGCCGGTCCGATCCGCCGGATCGTCAACCATGTGATCGGCCGGGGGATCATGATGCGGTCCACCGTGGCCCCGGATCCGCCCGAGGCCGGAACCATCATCCCCAGGATCGACCATGTTACCGCCGAGCGGTTTAGCTTTTGGGCTGAACGGTTCATGGATCAATGGTCTAAACATGCCGACATGCGCCTGATCCATTCGTTTTACGGCTTGCAGCGCCTGGCCTGTTCGGCGCTTTTTGGCCGGGACGGCGAAACCCTTTTGATCGGCCGGATTTCAACCCGCCGCGACCGGTTGATTCCGTACTGCCTGGAGCTTCTCGAAACCGACCGCCTCCGCACCCCATTTTCCGAGATCAAAAACCCGAAAATCCGTTCCGGCATCGAGTACGACGATGAAGGGGTCCCCAAAACCTATTTTATCCTTAAAAGGCACCCGGGCGAGTCGTTTATCGCCGCCATGAAACGCGAGGATTTCGAGGAGGTTCCCGCCTTTTTTGAAAACGGTCAAAAAAAGGTCCTCTATCTGTACGATCCGGTCAGGCCCGAACAGACCAGGGGTTATTCCCAGTTTGCCGCGGGCCTTACCGACATGCAGGACGCCGAGCGGTACAAAGAGGCCGAAAAGTTCGCCGCGCTCATGGCCGCCTGTACCGTCGCCGCCATTAAAACCAAGAGCCCCAACGATTTTTCATCCTATTTCGGAGACACCCCCACCGCCGGCGCGGGCGAGGAGGGCTCCGGCGGCGCCGGTTATCAGCGCCGTTACGATTTTGCGCCCGGCGAGCTCTGGAACCTGGCTGAAAACGAGGAGATCGAGTTTAACGACCCGAAGCGCCCCAACACCGGTTTTGGCGAGTACATGTACAACCTTTACCAGGGTCCGGCAAACGCCATCGACATCCCCCCCGAGGTCCTGACCCAAAACTGGCGGAACCTCAACTATTCAAACGCCAGGACGATTCTCCTCTGGTTTTACGGTTCCTGCTGGATTCGGCAGGATTACATCATCAACCATTTGTGCCGGCCGGTGTACGAAAACGTGGTTTCCTGGCTGATCGCAAAGGGTCTTTTTCAGAAAAACGGGGTCCGTCCCCCCTGGCTCCAGCGCAAGGAGGACCTCTTAAAATCGTCCTGGGTCCCCCAGGTCTACCGCCGGTGGGTCGATCCGGCGCGCGAGGCAAACGGGCGGCAAACCGACCTTGCCAACAACATCGAGACCCTTACCGACACATGCGCCGAGCAGGGAAAAGACATCGATGAACATTTAAACAAGCGAGCCAGGGAGCTTAAAAAAATGAAGGACCTGGAAGAGGCTTACGGAATCAAGTTCCCGGGTCCGGCCAAAACCGCCCAGGCATCCGAACCGAATGCAGACGCAAACGAGGATACAGAAGATGAAAGAAAAAAACGGTCTTTATCGGTCGTTCGAGGTTAAGGTCCGCGCGGTCAACGAGGAAACCCGCACCGTCGACGTTTCCGTATCATCCGAGATCCCGGCTTACCCTTACCGGTGGTCCGACACCCCCGAGATTCTCCTCCATGGCGAGGAAAACGTCGATCTCACCCGGCTTAAAACCGTGGGAAGCGTTCTCTTAAACCACATGCCGTCCGGTCCGTCCCAGCCGGTCGTCATCGTTGGCCGTCCGGACAACATCCGGATCGAGGACCGCCAGCTCCGCGCCGCCGTTATTTTTGATGACGACGAGGAGAGCCTTAAAATTTTCCGCAAGGTCGCGGTCACAAAATCCTTGCGCGGCATCTCGGTCGGCATCAACCCCTTGCGCGTCCGGGAGGTCCAGCAGGGCGAGGAGTACGAAGGGATCGTAGGGCCTGCCATGGTCGCAACCTTGTGGGAGCCCATCGAGTTTTCGTTTACCCCCATCCCGGTCGACGCCACCGTGGGCGTCAGCCGGAGTCTGTCTGATTTTGATTTAAAATCCCAACCCCCAGCAAAGGAGAACAACATGAAACCCGAAGAAGTGCAAGCCCTCATCGATGCCGCGGTCGCCCCGCTAAGGTCCGCCATCCCCAAGGCCGAAGACATAGCGGCCGCCGTTTTGCGGAGCATCGCCGAACAATCCAAACCCAGGCCCCAGGTCGATCTCGACACCTTCAAGGACCTTCGCACCCGGGCAGCCGCCCACAGTCCCGAATGCGCCGCCAAGGTGATCGAGCTTTACGAGCAGGGCAAAACCGAAAACGAAATGCTTCGCGCCATCAGCGACATGACCATGTCAAGCTCCGACGCCGGCGACCGGGGCGGTCTCCCCAACGGCACCGGGCTTACAAACAACCAGCGTACAACCGAGACCCAGGTGCTTTCGGACAAAGAGCGCTTTTTTCGATCGCTCATGAGCCCGATCACCATTCAGTAAATTTAACGTCATCCCGTAGGGGCGAATAATTATTCGCCATTACATCGGAACCCAGCAAAAAGGAGAATAAAACATGCCAGCCAACAAAGACCCCTTTGTCTGTTCGTTAAGCGGCGGCCTTCCCCATGAATTTTTGGGGCTGGTCCAGGCCGGCGCCACCCAGGCCATCAAGATCGGCGAGATTTGCTATTGGAACGGCACTTACTGGGTCCCGGTTTCCGCCGTGGCCCATCACCGGTATCCGCTCGCCATCGCCAAGGAAGAGCAGAAGGCCGCAGGCCGCAGCGAGCTCACCGGCTCCAGATATATCCGGTTTTACGCGCTCCATCCGGACGATGTGTTTGAATTCGAGATCGACGCCGCAAGGTCGCTTGCCGTCGGCGACACTTTCACCCTTACCGCCTCGAATTCCCAAAAGCTTACCTACAGCGCGGGCGCGTTCGCCGTGGCGGTAAACGTCGATTTCGGCCATTACCCCCAGGAGGAAGACACCACCATCCAGAATCAATCGTATGCCCGGGTAGCGTTTAACCCCGCGTGCTCATACTGGGGGTGGAAGATGTCCCAGGGGATGCGCAGCGGCCGCCGGGTGATCAGCGTCAGCGCGAACGAGACCCTTGCCGAAGCCGATATGTACAACACCCTGATTCTTTTCACCGGCGCCGCAACCGCAACGCTTCCGGCGGTAAAGCCGGGGATGGATGCGATCTTTGTCAACACCACGGGCGACGATGTAAATATCGATCCCAACGCATCCGACAAATTCCGGCTCGACGGGGCTCTTCTCGATGACGGAGATAAATTGAGCAATACCACCATCGGGCACTGGGTGCAGGTCTTGGCCGAATCCGCGGACGGCTTTGTCGCCATCGCGCCGGTCGGCACCTGGACCGACGGCAGTTAATGACCGTCATCCCGGACCTGATAAGCCTGCCCCGCACCTTGATGCGGAGGGATCCAGGCTTTTGACTTTAACTCAAACTTTGAACCTTGAACCAACCACCTTTGAGGAGATAAAAACCATGACAAGACCATTTACCAATGCATTTACGTTTGGCGAGCGGATCTCCATCGCCGATATGCGGGCCGCCGCCATCAGCAACCCGACCGGCTTTTTGGCCATGGTCCAGGAAGGGGCGGATAAGGGCCTCCTCCGGTTCAACGGGATGGATCTGCGCTCCCTTTACCAGAATTTTGCGGACGTTGAGGTGAAAGTCCCCATGCACATCCATGGCGTGATGCGCACCATCACCACCTCGGCGCTTCCCATCATAACCGGCACCATCGCCGTCGCCGGCATCAACGACGCTTATGAGGCGGTTGAAACCATCGGCCAGGAGCTCGTCACCGAGATCGAGGATTCCAAAAAGATCACCACCATGGCTGTTTTGGACGCCACCGACTCAAACATCCAGGAGGTCAAGGAAACCGGCGATTTTCCACCGATCGGCGTGGCCGAGGAAGGGGTCGAGATCCGGCACAAGAAAAACGGCCGGCGGCTCAACATTTCGGTTGAAACGTTCCTCGAAAACGATGTCGCCAACCTGACCCGCCTGGTGGACCTGTTGGGCGAGATCCCTGCCGAGTGGGTGGAAGAGCAAACCCTGAAACGAATCACCGATTACGACGGCTCGGCCGCATCCCCGGCAGAACCGTATGTTTACCGTCCCACCACCGGCGCGGCCCAGCTCTATTCTGCAACCGCCAACACCCCGGGAACCCGGGCGCCCTCCGGGACCTGCATCCAGAACAACGCGTTTGTCGATGAAACCGATCTTGACGCAGCCCGGACCCGGCTTGCTTCCATGTTAAACGTCCGAGGCAAACGGATCGCCGTCCCCCGGTCCCAGCTTGCCATCCTCTGCCCGGATGCCGTGGTTTCAAACGTGCTCAAGGTCCTTTCGTCGGAATACGTCCCCGGCGTGGTCAACGAGGTTTCCATGTGGGGTCCGCGCGGCAAGTGGCACATCCCGGTCGAGCGGGTTTACTCGAGCCCCAAGCTGGACGATCTGTCCACCTCGGCCTGGTACTACGGCGCGTTTAAAAAACAGTTTATCCGCAAGTGGAAAATGCGGTTCGAGTATGTGTCCCTCGGCCAGAACAGCCAGGCGTACCTGACCAACCACATCGCCCTCCAGGCCCGGATCGCCTGGGATGTGGAGATCGGCGCGCTCGACTACGTTTACGTGATCCAGAACCTTTCGGCCGCCACGTTCCCGAAAGACGAGTAACACCGCGCCCGTCATGCCGGACCTTTTTTTAACGTCATGCCGGACCTGATCCGGCATCCATAAACGGAGACCACCATGAAACACTATAAAAAAATCTTCGCCTCCTTCGCGGTCCTCCTCCTGGTTGCGGCCCTCGCCTGGGCCGCAACCGTCAACAAAAACCCTTACGGCGTGGCCGCCCCCCGATTTTATTCGATGACCTACGGCCAGACCTCATCGCTCGGGACCTATTACCTGGAGTTTCCCACCCTGGCGGCAAACGACCAGTTCGTCACCGAGGACGCGACTCAGACCTTAACCAACAAAACCTTGACCGGCACCGGAATCATAACCGCCACTAACATAGCCGATGTGGTCCGGTATATCCAGCTCCCGCTGACCGCTTTTGTGTTCGAAAATACCGGCGCTCCGCTATCAACAAGTACAACGCCGGGTCTTGAAATCGATGATAACCTTCCCAACGTGGTGTGGGCGGACGGAGAGCAATCCAAAATTCTTGTGACATTTAGGGTTCCAAACGATTATGCCTCCGGCGGGGCCTTCAAAATCATAGCCACGGAATCGGATTCGACCACTCCGAATGAAATCGATTTTTTGGTGTATGTCAATTCAAACGGAACGGCCGCCGATTCCTCTGCTACGAATCAAACCCCGGTTGCACTAAGCGGAACCACCGCCACTCCGTCCGAGGTGACCTTGAGCCCGCAAACCGACTTCGAATCTCTGGCCGCTGGGAGCTGGGTCACGCTGGCCGTCTGGCGGGATGATACCGCAACCGGAACCGGAGACCTGGAGGTAAAGGGCATTGCGTTCTATTACACCGCTGTCCAATAATATCGCAGCGATCGTATCGCTATGCATGGTTGCGTCGATCACCTGGATTTATCCGGTGGCCGATTTATCGGATCCGCGCTTTTCATCCGCATTCCGATTTGAAACCGTCGTCATGCTTGCCCTGGCCTTTTGCGTATGGCGGGTTAACCCATGGGTTGCCTGTTTTTTGATAATGGCCTGGTGTTCTTCGGTGTTTCCGTTTTCCACCCGGTATTCGGTCATGGCGTTTCGTGCGGTACTTGTGGGCGTGCTCTGGTACTACTGCATCATTCATATATTTACGGTACGATCGATGCCTATGCTGCAAAACGCCATGTGCATCATCGCCCTTTGCAACGTCCTGATGCTGGGCTTTCAGTCTTTCGGCATTGACCCCATATTTAGGGCGGTAGACGGAACCGGCGCCCGGCCCGTCGGGCTTCTTGCCAACCGAAACGAGACAGCGGCGCTCCTTGCCTTTTGTTTTCCTGCTTTTTTGCGTCCCCGATGGCGGTATCTCGCCCCTGTGATCGTGATCAGCATGATAGCTACCCGCTCATCCGGCGGCCTGGTGTCGGTTATGGCAGGTTCGATCCTGCTGTGCCTTTTTTACGCCCGGTTTGCCTGGGCGGCTGGTTTAACGGCGCTTGCGATCATTGCCGCTCTATGTTTTCAAGCCGAGGTTGCCACATCGTTCGTGGTCCGCTGGCCGGCCTGGATGCTCGGAATCAAGCTTTACACCCAGCATTGGCTGTTCGGATCGGGTCTCGGGCACTGGAAAGCCGTATTTGTCAAATACCATATATTCGGCGGATGGTTTAAAACCGCGCATAACGAGTATCTGCAGATGTTGTTCGAAACCGGCATTTTCGGGGCATCGATTTTGGTCGGATATGCGGCCCGCCTAATCAGGCAAGTTTTCATCTCCGCGCCGGCGCCAAAAACCGTTTTTGCAATGGCCATCATCATGGTAAACGCTTTGTTCAACTTCCCGTTTCATATCGCCGCCACCGCCATGGTTGCCATTGCCTGGATGGCTATTTTCGAAATCGAAACCACTAAACGAAATCCGGAAACTAAAAATACATGACCTTAAAAACCCTCATGGCATCCGACCTGTCGATGTTTTACAACACCGACGAGTTCGCCGATTCGATCACCTACACCCCGGCGGGCGAGGCTGGAATTTCCACCGCCGGCATCATCGATCATGGCGCGCTTGCCGAATCCCAGGGCTCGGATGCTTTGGGCGCCGTCGCCACCCTCCGCGTCCAGGTCTCCGAGGTTGCAACCGCCGCCCAGGGCGACACCGTGGCCATCGGGTCGGACACCTGGGAGGTCCTGTGGGCGGAGAAAACGGAAGACAACCTGGAGTGGATCTGCGATATCTCGAAACGCTGAAAGGATCTTTGCAGGATGAACGGAAACTGGCTCTCAAAAGACACGTTCC